ATCCTGACTTTATACGACTACGAGAGAAGACGCGCAGAAAATAGAGTCTGACATTACAAATCCTTAATAAGTTCACGAAAAATTTCTTTCGTACCTTGTTCGCCTAACTGTTTGACAAATATGTTTTTTGAAGTAACGGCCATTGCCGAAGCCAAAGCAAACAAATCTTGCACATCATCGCACATCATGATCTGCGAGTCAATGGGTTTCATCAACTCTTTCATGCGAGCAATTCGGTCTTCAGGATAATATGCCATCAAGGCACCGTGTTTTTGATGATCAGATCATAAGACTCTTCAAATGCCTTATTCTCTTCAACCTCTTCACCGAAGTTGGCCTTGAAATATGCCTTTGCCATACGACGAAGTAGCTTCTTATCGACACCAAGTTCATCGTGAAGTGTTGTAATAATTTCTTTCTGCAAGTCTCTCTCAGCAGATACGCGAGTGAAAGAGTCGTTCAATTCCATGATACCCTTCTTCAACCTCTTACGTTCAGTCTCGTTAAGAGAAGAAACGTTGACAGAAGTGCTGTTGTGTCCAATAAGTGTCATGATATAATCCTTTATGATATTTTGTTAATTGATTGAAGATGATTGTATTACTTCATTTCCATTGCGATAAAGTACTTCAGAGTATTGTCTGTATTAGTCCAACAAGAGAAACCATCAACCTTAATCTGCACATGATAAGTGTCTGAAATAAGACGCAAGTTATCCGTCTTGAAGGTTACAGAAAAATCAGCACCCTCATGATCAGCTACGCGCATGTCCGCATAGTTAGACATATCGTTCTTCAATTCATGAGAACGAACATAAAGACCTTTTGAATTTCCTATGATGGAAATATTAGGAAAATTGTTCAACGCGCCGATTTTCAAAATCTTATTGAGCGACGATTGTGACAGTTTGAATGTCAGATCAGGAGATTTCATCAAAAGTCCTTTATCGTCCGGCGGTGAAACGATCAGATTGGAAGAACATGCATGATAATTCAATTCAATCTCACCATCATCCATGGTAACAAACTCACTTGTGAATGTGAGGTTCGGATTATTGAGAGTGGTCACGTTTCCCAAAAACTGATTTAGATCATAGATACCAAATGTTACATCGAAATTATCATCCAATGTTGCTTCAACAAGAATGGTCTTTTCTGGACTAATAGTTCTTTGAACTTTTCCCTTTCGAATGACCACACCAGAATTGATGCTGGCGAAGTTCTTCAAAACAGAAAGTGTACGTTCATTCAAATTCATAATATATTCTCCTTTATTTAAGCAACAGATTTAATTGTATCAGTATTAATTGGTCCTGTAAAGACCCTTTTCAAATGCTCAACATCAGCCTCTAACATAGAGATTGTTCCATTATTGGTTATGACATAATCAAATTGTGATCCAATCCATGACCACTCCGAATGGTGTACACCGAACGATCTCATCAAATCGGTATTGCCTTCTGTGTTTGCCCGAAGAGCTGTGTCATACCACAAAGGATCATTTCCACGAGAAACGCGAATGATAAATCCACCATTATCACGAATGAACTTAATCTCATTGGGAAAACGAACATCGGGGATAACAAAGTTAGCTTTGCTTCCCTCGACTCTGCGCGCGACCGTATGTACCCACAGATCACGGTGAAACACATCGCGACCTGCTTCTGTACCCATTAGTTGCATGGCAAGACGCGGAGTGAATTCATATCCTAATCTATCACTCCACCAATCATCGCGACACTCCCGAAATACTCGGCTCTCATCTGTGTCACCCTCAAGAAGATGTCTCGGCCATCCAAAAATGACCGATGTTGCATCTTTAACTGCGTCTGCGAACGATAGCTTGATGAAGCTATGTTTCTTAACGAGAATGTCTCCGACTGTTCCCTTACCAGAACCAGCGAAGCCAACAATGCCGATTAACATTTACAGACTTCCTGTTATTTCGGCGATCTTGTTCATGTCGCCGGTAAATGCGTAAGTGCCGACATGTTGTGTTTTCATCCATGGACACAACCAAATCTGACCACCAATCGCTCTCCAATATTGACAGAACATATAATCTTCTGACAGATAACGATGTGAATCTGGATCAATTACCGTGTCGAAATATGCATGAATATATCTGGTACCATCAAAGTTTGCCTGACCAACATGATCTGGTTTATAGTTCAGATGAGGATATTCCTGTTTAAACTTATCCAAAACACCTCTCTTCACCATCATGAAACCTGTGCCGATTTCCATAACTTCTAGAGGTTCTGTAACCTTAAACTGCGTTGTGCCTGGAACAGGATTAAAAACATAATCTCCTGTCAATGCTTCCAGTTCACCAGGATTGAATTTGGATGGATCAAATCCAGGATCAGCAATGATCTTCTGCGCAGCCCTGAAGACGTTACGCCAATTGATAGACTTCTTTGGATAAGGTCCTCCAATAACATCCTTATCGAGTGCAAGCATAGCCAAAACATCTTGAGGATTAAAGAGAATATCGGAGTCAATGAATAGAAGATGAGTGAAACCTGATCGAATGAATTCATCAACAAGATAGTTGCGAGCGCGAGTTATCAAACTTTCGTTAAAAAGAAAAGAGAATCTAGCTTCGATTCCATATTGTTGGCAAAGACCTTGTAGATCAAGACAGGCTTTCATGTAGAGTCCATTGCAATTACCACCATACATAGGTGTAGCAATGAATAATTTATTTTTGCGGAGATCGTTGACGTTTATTGAAAGTTCCATATAAAACTCCATAATAAAAAAGAGGGCATCTATATATAGACACCCTCTCAATGCGATTCAGTTAGATGTCACGAAGCGAGACGGTAATATGCCTTACGCTTTCCGTTTACCCTACGATAGTCGGCGAGAATTTCATAACCTTCATTGCGAAGATCAAAAACTCGCTTGGCAACGTTAGACTTAGGAACATGAGCAAACTTTGCAATCATAGCAGCAGTCATTCCTGAAGTCTCACTACGAGTGGTAAGAACACGAACAATACGATCAGTCTGAGACATATATTTTTCTCCATTATGAAATAGGCACTCCGAATTTAATTCGATATCGATATGTGCCTTTTTATATCGATATCGAATATTGTATCAGACAATACATCTGATGTCAATAGATTAGAAAGCGACTTCTTGATTTACCTGGTTATCTTTAACCATCGCATCATCCTTAGGAACCAAAGTCTCATCCAACTTCTTATAAAGATCAAGGAATGAATTTTTGGTATCAACATCAAATCGGTTAAGACACATTTGAATTGCCTTTTCACGATTTTGATTAAAGATTGCGTAAGCTTCGCAGATATGCACAAGGCGCCGAGTTGAGATAATTTCACTAACAGCACCTTCATAGAAGGACTTACGAATAACATCAGCCCACTTTACAAGCTTATCTGTGAAATCCTTATCTGCCAATCCAGAAGCACCAAGCACATTCTTTAGAATCTTCTCTTCGATCTTGGTGGAAGGATATTCTTGTTCCAAGGTAATACTGAAGCGTTCAAGAAATGCTTCGTTCATAACATTGGTGCCGATAAAACGACCATCATCTGATCCCTTGCCCTTGGTGTTTGCAGTTGCAACCACGTTGAAGCCAGGCATAGGAGTGATAACCTTGTTGATCTTCTTAAGATAGATCGGTCGACCTTCAAGAACAGGCTGAAGGCACATTAGCTTGTTCGAACCAAGATCAACCTCATCGAGCAAGAGTACAGCGCCGCGTTCCATGGCTACAACAACGGGACCGTTTTGCCACACAGTCCTACCATCTACAAGACGAAAGCCACCGATGAGATCATCTTCGTCGGTCTCGACGGTAATGTTGACGCGAACCATTTCGCGATTTTCGTTTGCACAAACTTGTTCAACCATCATGGTCTTTCCGTTACCAGAAAGTCCTGTGATGTACATAGGATAGAACTTCTTCGACTTGATAATCTGACGAACATCTGAAAAATTACCAAAAGGCACATAGCCTGTGGCTTTCTCAGGTACAAAGTTGATTGAAGCAGGAACATTCAATTGAACCGCTGCAACAGCCATTTGTGCAACCATAAGATTATCCTTATCAGACTTTACATTCGAATTCGAATTCTTTTTCATATTAACTTTCTCTGCTGTGTGATCTACATCGATAGAATAAATTCCACGTCCAATACGTCTTTCGACATCGTTTGTCAGCCAGTATGGCCAACTAATACCTGTTTTATCACAAACTTCCATAATCTGAGAACGGTTAATATTCTCAATTTCACCGAACATTGACCTGACCGCATCAAAGAATTTGATTTGAACAGAAGACTTAGGCATGTGTGTTTTCCTGTGTTTATCGACTATATGATTATTATAGATCGATTCGGGGTAAAAGTCAACCCCGAATCTATGGTTAAGTTCAAGCTACTTTTGAACTGGAAGAAGTCAAAGAGATAAATCTTTGGAGAAGGATGCGATTGATAGCTTTCTTAGACGAAAAATTAAGGAATTGCTTTACAATTTTACTCTTAGACATATTGTGATCAATATGCAGGTTATCCTTTGTAACATCCATACTACGACTGTCGATGATGAAGTATTCATCATACCCAGATGTTGTTACAGGAATATACTTATTGTCTGTCCAATATTTTCTAAGATCATCAAAGTGTTTGGTTTCAGTAGAAGCATCGAGCCCAAAAAACTCTCTATAAACTCGAATAAACGGAGATGTACTCTTATTATACGAATATGTGCTATACAGATAAAACCCGATCAGATTACAATCTGTACGAGACTTAAGATGTCGCAAAAGGTTATTTGTGATCAGTTGACCTTCAACACGACTTTCACCAATGAAAAACTCCTTTTTTGTCACTTCATCTTGAAGAATATACTTTCTCTTTTTGTAAGTTGCGAAAGTTTCTTTTTGATGAATACCATTGATGCCATTTGAATCTCCATCTGTCAAAAAGATAGTATTGACAATCTGTAGTTTATTACGATCACGAAATTGATTTACAAGTTCAGTAGCCGCAATAATGGCAGAATTTAAAGGTGTTCCACTCATCGGATCAATCTGGCTGTTTGTGTATGTAGAAAACATCCAAAGATTTATGAATGCACGATTCAAATCTGTGATCGACATACGCGATGAAAGTATATTTCGCAGTTTAAAAGACGAAAGCAACATATCACCCTTTTTGTACTCGAAACAATGATGGGTATCTCCTCTACGAGAATCCCTGGCTGAACCATTAGCCTCATAATTATTCAGATCGCGAAACGAATAAACTTCGAAAGGAATCTGAACACGTTTACAGAATAACACCATCGAAATAAGTTGCTTCAAAGTTGATCCGAAATTGGCACTCATAGAGCCAGACCAATCTAGAAACATAATGAATCCGTGGTTCTTACCCTGTGGTATAACAGTTAGCCTGCGGAAGATATCGTCATTATAACGATATGAATGAAGTTTATTGGTATCAATCACTCCTGTTTTCGCAATAGAAATCTTGCTGTACAAGTCAGCAGACTTTCGCATTTCGAACTCTTTTACCATAAAAGATATTGTATTATTTTCTGAACTTTTATAATCTACGAATGACTTTGCAATAAATTGCAAAGCATTTTGATCCTGTTTCTTATTGTGAATATCATACTGTTTAAGAACTACCTTATAGTCATCAACAATATTGTTGATGACAGGTTTGGGAATGGTCACATACACATATTCTGTATTGGTATCAGAAAGTTCCAATTGTTTTTCTTGCCAGGTCTTTTCAGTCTTTGACTCAGGAACGAAATCATCATCAGTTCCATTGCTACCAGAACCAGCTTTATCACCAAAGTCTTTCTTAGACTTCATTGACTTGGTTCCGTCTTTCCTATTTTTAGTGTTATCGGTATCGTCTTCGGTGTCTGAATCATCTTCATCTACATCGAAGTCTTCATAATCACCATCATAATCATCGTCATCTTCCGACTCTTCATATTCCATATCGTCAATAGTGTTTCGCTTTTGATCCTCACCTTTTGACTTACAGAATCCGTAGATTTCATCAGTCAGGGTGAGAACTTCTTGAAAAGTTTCTGCATTTTCAATCTTCTTGACGAAAGGCTTTTCATCTGAGCTAAACTTGATGCCAAGAGAAACGCCGCCTTTGAAATATACATTCAAACGGTCGATGAAGTTGTACGTATTGAAGTCTGTACCAGGAGGACCGAAGAAACCGCGATCAAGCAGTTCCTTGTAGCCAGCAAGATAGTTACGGCGTGATCCAGGATAACGACGCTTTTGACGCTTATCGATACGGGCATCTTCAATAACATTGAGGAAACCTTTGACCGCCATGGCATGACGATTAGAAGGTTTTTCATGATACTTCTTGGCAATTTCTTCAATTGCCTTAAGCCAACCTTCACAAGGCGTATCGAGAGCATGTCCCGTTTCATGTACCGTGAGAAGGTCTTCAAGGTCTTCGGAAACATTCTTCCATACAGGCATTTCCAAAACACGGTTCTTAACGTCAAAAGACGCAGTACGAGCGTTTGAATTACGACGGATTGTAATGTTTTCCGTTGCGAGCAGTTTTGCAAGCATTGATTTGGATTGTGAAGTGTTGTTCATGTGTGTACCTCGTTAATCATCATCATATCATAGAGGTTCTGGTGATTTTGTAAAGAATTATTTGTGCATAGCAGGGTTGCACCTGATGCATAGCTATACGACAATCATCTTATGCTTAAGACCAAGATGCTTATCTACCTACTTGCGAAAGGTACTTTTCTTTTGTTTCTTCCCACGAAAGGAATATAAGGTCATCATAAAACAATGACTCTTCAGAAACTCTTCCTTGTTCTTTTAAAGAACGAATGCGCTTTGTTGCGTACTTTTCTTTCCATAGATTAGAAAGGTAATCATAAGAAGTATCAAAAGATTTTACAAGTTCTTTTTCTGTTATCTCACCACGAAGGAATTCATTGGTGTTGTTGTACAAAGGAGAAAAGTATATTCCTCTTGCGTGTTCTGATCTGATCAACTCTTTAGGGATATTCAATTTTGAATATGTGAAGTTGTAAGATCGATTCTTATGATCCCTTTTATATGGTTGTCCGGTAGGTTTCTTAGCCATATACCATTCGAACCACTTCTTTGTGTAATTCTTCTTTAACCAAGAACGAATCATGTTCACAGTAGGTTTTGTTGTCTCATATGAGACAGAACCAGAAGAATATCCCATCTTTTTCCAATGTTTCAGATTGTCATATTGTGACAGACCACCCATCTTTTTTTTACCATAGAGAGAAGTTGTCGTTACTCCTACAAGAACATCTCCATACTGTTTCTTCCATTGATATTGCACTTCATCGGAAAGACAAAGTAGAGCAAGCAATTTACCACCAACATAGTTATATCCAAGAGGTTGTAAAGGTACAATTGTAGAACCAATGGCCGTATAGTTGATCATATGTCCTTGAGTCTTCTTCTCTCTTTCCCAACCGATATATTGATCGCGAGGTGTAAGGTCAAGAAAGTCAGATGAAATACACATGACCCCAAGATACTTACTTGTTTTCCTATCAATAACAAGATAGTTCAGATTTCTACCTATGTTAGAATTATTCTTCATTGTTGAGATGAATGTGCGTATACAATTCCAAGTTTCAGACAGTTCAACATCTTTTGTATAGATGAGTTCTGGCTGAAGATTTAGATAGTCGTCTTCATTCTTGGGAATCCAGATGTTTCTGCGCACATTTTCAATAAACGAAGCATCTTCAATATTGACTAATTGTTTTTCCACACCAAAAAGGGTAGAGACTTGATGTGAAGGATATTTTTCCTGCACCTCAGACCATTTTTGAAAGAGAGTATATTCCTCAACAGACATGTTAGATACATTAATCAGGTCATGAATGATAGCAGACCTTAACTCATCATCAGTCGGAGAAACAACTTTCGATATATCATTAGATTCCGACCAAGACTTCCATTGTTCTTCAAAAAAAGGATCTTTCACTTCAATTTCTTCTGTCATAATAATTCCTGTTGGAGTACAATCTGGTATCATACAAGATGTCAATTCATAAGTCTAGAGAAATTTTTCACTTTCTCGAATCGATATACTTTTTGAAAACGATCAATCATCTGATCTTGCTTATGTGAAATGACAAATGTGTTTGTGTCATTTAACATCTTCCACATGATCTTCAAAAACTCATCTGTTCCATTAACGTCTAGAGAGCCATCAAAAATCTCATCTAGAACAAGTAGATTTGTGTTAACACTATTTCTCATTTTGGCTATTGATCTCCAAGTAAGTAATAGTGCCAGATCAATACGAGTCTTTTCTCCTTCTGAGAAGTTGTGATAAGAAAACTCATCACGATAACGACTCTTGATAGTTTCTTCGAATTGCTCATTGATATTGAAGTTGACGAAGAATCCCATCTGTGCAAGATAATTGTTAATCTGTTTGTTTATGATAGGAAGATATTGCTTGATAATCTTCGTTTTGATTCCACCATCTTTCAAAAGATTGATCGCCACATCAACATACTTACGTTCTTCTAATAGATCGAATTTCTCCTTTTCTAGACGTACAATATCAGATAAAACTAGAGACAACTCTTCTTGACTTTTTGTCATTAAATTATCAGATGATTCGAGTGCTGACAACTGTTCTTCTATGTCGTTTATATTGGATATAACCGAAGACTTTTTGGTCTTTAGAATACTGATATCGTTTTTAATAGAATTTATTTTTGTAATGATTCTTTCAAATTCATTGAGTATTGAAACAGTCTTGTCTATCTGTGTTTGTATATCATCCAATCCTTTCTCAAGTTCGATGATCTTAGACATACTTTTCATAAGTTCTTCTGATTTGAACTTCTCATCAATGGTTTGTCTGCATGTAGGACAACTTAAGTTATCGCAAAAGAAGTCGTGATCTTTCTTTACTCTTCTCAAGTTAGTATCTATCTTAGATGATAGACTAACCAACTTTGTGTGCTTTTCTTTATAGTTAGTGTGTTGACTGACTTTTTCAATATATGTATCACGCTCTTCCTCTTGTAGAAGTATGCAGTTTTCAATCTCGGCAAGTACAGCAACTCTGGTAGATAGAGACTCACGTAAGTTCCGCTCTTTCTCTTCTTTATTCTCTCGGAGACTATCGATTGTTTTTTCAATATAAGTTTTCTTCTCTTCTTTACCGAGAATCTCAATACGATTTTTCTCAAGACCTTCTTTTATAGTCTGCATCTTTTGCTTGACGACAACATTCATTGTCGAAAAGATTTGAATATCCAATAGGTCTTCAATCACAACTCTTCTATCGGCAGGAGACAACTGCATAAATGGTGTGAAAGATGCTGAACCAAGGATAACGATTTGTGTAAACGACTTATAGTTCATTTTCAGTATGAACTTTTCAAGATACTGTTGATAGTCTTTAGATGCCGAATCTTGATTTATCAATGTATCTTCACAATAGATTTCAAACTTGTTTGGTTTGATACCTCGTGTCACTTGATACTTTTTGCCGTTTGTCCGGAAACTTATATCAACTTCACAGTTTTTACCATTAACACTATTGACCAAAGATGGTTTATTGATTTTTCGAAATGCTTTTCCAAAAAGCACAAATGTCAGTGCATCTAGAAAAGTAGATTTACCCGATCCGTTTGCACCCACTATAAGTGCATTGCCTGTCTTGTTCAAATCAATTTCAGTAAAGACATCTCCTGTCGATAAAAAGTTACGCCATTTTAAGATTTCAAATTCAATCAATTAAACAGTCTCCAATGTAATCGCTTCGTTGTAAATGTTTTTCATATAAGTTTTCATCTTATCATTATCAACATTCAATGTCAAACTCGAAACATACTTTTCGAGTATTGTTATAGTATCTTCTGTTTGATCAATTACGTCGTTTTCCGCATTATCTTTAAAAAGAGAAACATCATCGATGATTGAAATGTCAACAGGACTCACTTTATAAAGTCTATCTAGGAAAGTATCGAAAGCGTATGGATTTGTTTTATTAACACACACAACTTTGACATAAGAGTTTGCATAATCAGAATAGTCTATTGTGTCGATCTTTTGCATTATGTCTTTGTGCTTAACATCATCATAAGCAATCATCTTGAAAATGCTATTCTTATTTTGATAAAATTTTAAGTCTCTTGTTCCTGTATCAAAGATGCTAAATCCACGAGGATCGTTATAATCCGTCCAAGTATATTCGGCAAAAGCGCCAAGATAATGAATGTTGCCGCGGCTAGATTTATGATGATAGTGTCCACTGAAAACGTAATCATAGCGATTAAAAATATCACCAGACAAACCATGATCGGATACAGTACCTCTGTACATTTCAAAGCCAACAATTTCAAAGTGTCCAATAAGAATTTCAGCTCTACTGTTTTTAATTGCCTCAATAGATTCTACCTCATTTGACTCACATATCCAAGGTATTAGTTGTATATCACAACCGTCGATGGTAATGAGTTCAGGTGTTGAATATATTTTGATGTTATCATATCGACCTTTAACTATTTCATCAAGAGAGTTTACAAGATGTGTGTTCTTATAATACTCATCATGATTACCAGTGATGATATGCGTTTCGATTCCTCTTCTATCTAACTCTTCTAGAAAATCTTCACGGCAGCGTCTTGCTGTTAAAAAATTCAAGTACTTACGTCGATCAAAAAGATCACCAGGATGAATAACATGCTTGATGTTCTGATCATCAATCTCTTGGAAGAAATCGTGCAATGACCTTTTAAAATAGTCATGAAAAACCGGAGAATCATTCCTGATTCCCCAGTGCGTATCGGTAATCAGTGCAATTTTAGCCATTAAGAATATATTCCATGTTTCAATCTAATGCGATTGTCCCTCTTAGTATTCATAGACAATGCATCATCATTCTTATACTTGCGGAGAGATGTATCAATAGAATCGCGAATAGATTCTAAACGCATACGATAGTTATCACGAATATGTGGCTTCTCTTGCTTATTCATCATTTGATCAATCAAGTTCTGTACCTGAAATGGTATGTTATGTGACTCATCATTCATTTGTTTTTTCCTCGTAAAAATTTGCAAGACCTTGTTTCATTTCCTTGCGCTTTATTTTCTTTGCCTCTTCTTTTCTCTCAAACTTATCCATAAAGTCGTTTATATTATCATAAAGTTTAGTAGGAAGCAAGTGATTTTCGCTCTCATCGACAAACACACCAATGTCATTGTGACACAGTATACTCTCTTGGAAGTGTTTATACATGGTATATCTATTCTTCTCTTCTTTACTGATACGACGAAGGAATGCATAGTAAATCACTTGAGTAAAGTATGCAAAAGGATTTTGTCCTTTTTCAGGATCGTAGTCTTTGAAATACAAGATGCAGTTTTCAATACCATCAGAAATCATTTCATCTCGATATGAATAGTTCATAAAGCATGGTTTGGTCGATAACTTTTCAGCAATCTTCCAGATGCACTCACCTATGTAATTAGGAATACGAGGATCTTCTTTGCCAGCTTCTCTTGCATCTTGGAGACTTTTACGATACTCGACAATCTCTTCGAAAAATCTTTGATTGTTAACATAATGTACTTTTTTTGCTTTTTTCATGAAAAACCTCTTGACAGATGGTTGACAGACGACTATATTCGCTATGCCATCCATGATATGAATATTTGGATTAGATATTGGTAAGTTCTTTGAGTTTCTTTATCTGTTTGTCTAATACTGCTTTTCTATTAGGCCACTTGATCATATCCTTATCTGGATTCTTATTCAGATTCTCCAATAGAGGTAGAAACATATCTCTAAGTTGTTTCAATCTATCTTGAAGATTTGTTATCTCCACATCATTAGATAGTTCACTCTCATTGGTAAATGAGAAACCGAAATCATTGTCAGTATCAATATCTGTTATATTGTCTTTGTTTGACATTAATGTAATATCCTTTTAGTATCTTTCAACATCTCAATGATGCTAGTGATGGTGTCTTCATCCACCTCCTCAGTCTGATTTGACTGTTCACTTTCTTTTGCGATTGACGCCTCTTTATAAGATTCTAGGTGTTCGATTGTCGACCAATAATATTCTTCCATAGAAGAAGAACAATCATTTACCAATAACACATCTTTATCTTTCAGAGTGAATTCTTGCTCTTCACATATTCTCCAATACACCCACTGACTCAATGTGATTGAGAGCATGTTGCTTTTACCAGCAGGGATATATAAAACCTTCATGGGATTACTCAGTATGTATTGAGAATCCTTTTCAGTTT